ATACAGACTCTAAGCTTCCCTTTGATACAGCTCTTCCCTTTACCTTATATGTCCCTGGCTCTACTGGTATGCTTAAAGTTCCGCCAACTCCATTGTTATATTGAATTGAACCAGCAGGAAAATAGGTTCCGATATTTATATTTTGTAGATATACTTCTACACGATCTACTACAGAATATGCTGCAGCGTCAAACGCTTTTCCGTTCCAAGCAACTGTAATTATGCCTTGAAAGTATGTGGCTGTTAAAGTTGGTTTCTTAGGACTTGTTTCTGGTGCTGCAGTTATTGTTTTTACACAACCCCAGTCAGCAAATGTTCCGTCTTTATACTTCCATCTAAACTCTAAAGGGTAAATAGTTCCAGGTGTTAGGTCTGGAACAGTTACTATAAAATAGTTTCCGTCTTCAAAAGACTGCGACGTATCTTTTAGGAGATCTTCATATGCCATTTAGAATGTCAGCTCCAGTCTATACTCTACGTCAACCGTCCTTCCAGTATATTTAACCAGCGGAGTTTCAAGAGCGGTTCTACTGATTAAACCAAATCCTGGGTCAAATGTATCTTCATCATTAATACGTAATCCATCAGCACCTATTGATGTGGTGTTTCCAGTTGTTGGATGTATTTCAATTGATATTAAATCTATGTTTGCTTTATCTGGTGATCCTATCTGATTGTTAAAAAATGTTGCCATGGATATATCTGGTGCTATCTTATATCCAATACCAGACTGCGGTGTTATGTCTGCATAAAAATAGTTTGTAGTATCGCTATGCAATTTAATTCTTATCTTGCTCAAATTATTATCTGACTTGTAATAAGCAAAAGTAATACTATCATTAACGCTATACCCTAAAAGATTGATTGTTGGAATTTCTCTGGTATATGTCTTTGCAGTTCCAGACCCAGATGCAAGAGAAACAACATCATCTCCAATTCTTGCTCCTACTTCTGAGTAACTTGGATTCTCTAAAGTATTAGCTGACCATGCGAGGTTGTCTGAGAAATTGTCTAGGAATTGGCTATCAAAATTATTCTTTGAAATTCTAGTAGATGGGTATATGCCCAGCTCAGATATAATTCCAGATACTTCTTGAGGCAATGTTGTTTTATATACTACCCCATATGTAGTAGTCTCTTCATTGGTTTGAATGTCTGTGCTATATATATCTACTGGGGATCTGTAGAATTCAAACCCTAATCTTGTATCTGTATCTACTGCATTTTTATATGCCCGCCCAGTTGTAGACCCAGTAACAGCAGTTCCAGTAATTGTACTAGCGACTGTAAATTGTGTTGAGTTTGCTGCGGCTACTGTAGCATTTGATATATTAAAATCTTCTGTTGATAGCCCTGTAATGCTGACCTTGTCTCCTGCAGAAAAATAATTTAATCCAGTATATGTTATGATTCCAGCAGATGCAGAAGCGGCAGTAATCAAAGACTCTTTTCTGTCTATTCCAAAAGCAATATCTTTTGAAAAATTAGGAATAGATCCAGCAATATAATTTGTCAAAAACCTTTTTCCAAATTTAGTAATAACATTACGGCTTCTATATATTTCTTTGCCGTCTTCGTATACGATATATGTTCCCTTAATCATGTTTCTCCTAAATTGGATTTGAGTATTCGGAATAATAGTTTTTCCCATCAGTTCCGACTACTACTGCCCTTACTCTAAGCCATCTTGCAGATGCAGTTGCTGTGGTATCTCCTTGACCTGAGCTTACCCTATATTTTTTATAAACTCCACTATTACCTATCTGGAAGTTTCCAGTATTGTCGTAATTCTTTACTCCAGAATCTAATTCTGCTGCATTCTTTTTATTTGTTTTACTAATAATCCATTCATAATAAACAGAAGAATATGACCCAAGCCCTGAGACGTTATTCCACCCCCAGGCAATAGCAGTACCAGTTCTATCAAATTTTACGCTAGGCGTAGAAGGTGTAGGCCTTACAAACTTTGTTCCACCAGGAACAGATCCAGAAGGACCTGTATAAACTATAACTGTATCTTCTTTTGTTATTGTATTTTCGGCAGAGTCATCAAAAATTCTTACGTCTACTGCGCTTACATCTGATTGCTTTAAACTTGTATTTCTTACTTTTATGTAGGCTCTAATTTTTACAATTTTGCTAATAGGGTCTTCATACTCTTCAAATGTAACACTTTCAATATCTGTTAACTCCACAAGATCTTTTTGAATTATTTCAAATCCAGATCCAGTTGGACCAGTTGGGCCAGTCCCGTCATCTCCAGTAGGACCAGTTCCAACTTTAGATGGGTCTGATACTCTTGGAGAATAAAAAGGTTTAACTGGTGCATAGGCATCAGCAAGTTCTCCCGTGGCAGGATCATATATCCTAACTTTATTTTTATTTAATATGCCAGCAGTAATCAGCGGGCTATTAGCTGGAACCGCTGGTTGTCTTGCTTTATTTGCGCTGTCTGAAGTTGCCATATTTTTTATTATACCATTTAGTCGACTACAGCGACCTACAGGTTAAATTAGTCACCAGCCCTTGATTAAAAGAATGTGTTACTTTAGTTATAATAAATTTTTCTGTGCCGAGCATTCCCTGATATGTATATTTAATGTTAACAATATCTCCAACAGAAATGAGCGGGTTTCCAAATACTTCCATCTCAACAACTTTACCTTTATTTATAACAGACTTCTTTATCCAATCAGCCAAAGACTTTGCGTCTTCCTCATTCTGTACCCACTTTGCTTCAAAAGTAATTGGCTCTATATAAGAAAAGTCTGTTTCATTTACAGTTAAATATTCCTGTACGCTTCCTCTTGTTATCTCATTACCCCAAACAAATAGACTGTTAAATCCAGAGTCTTCTAGGGGGATTGTGGTTGAGGCATTATTTAAAACATATACCTCTGCTTCAAAATTATTAAACTTGGTTGACAAAATTGATGCGCTTGTATTATTTCCTAAAGACACCCCAGACGGCTTAGAAACATTTTCAAACTTAGACTTAAGCTTATATATTTCTCTAGCAGTTGTTCCAAACTCATCTATTGCTTTTGGCTTTAGGTCGACCTCATCTATATCTGTATTATTAAAGTTTTGATTATAAATTAAATTACCAAATGAGCTGTCTATGAAGTCATTTGAAAATTGTCCAGAATAAAAATCTGGCTCGAACTCTGCCCTCTTGAATTCTTCTGCAGTTATATCTTTTGCGTACGCATAGTCAAACATTACCTGGCCAGATGTACAAAATAGACCTACTCCTTTTGATGGAGCAATTATAGTTGGAAGCGGTTCTGCAAAATCTATATCGTCATATACATTTACCTTAAACCCATTTACTTCTACAATCATTCTTAATGAATTGCTGTTAGCCTGAACTTTTACAGATATATTATATACCTTACCCGCCTGAGTATTTGCTAGTGTCCCCTGTGTTTTATTTGTAGACATGGTGTTACCCTTAGCAGTTCTTGTAATAGTATTTTGTGTATCCTTTAATACCTTTTGCTGGGATCCTCTTACCTTTACAATTCTAAGCTCATTATCATTTATGTCTGATGCTTTTTGTCCTGTGTCTAAAACAATATAATATCCTGTAGTACCGTCCCCAGACATGAAGAACCCTAGACCTCCGCCGCCTCTTCCGTTTTGGCTTTCAGAGTTGCTTATCAGCATAGATGTTCCAAAAGCGTAATATGAGGTATCAAAAACATTAATAGTTTTTTGTATTGTGGTTGTTCCCTTTTTAACCGTTTGCTGTTGTTTTGTTATTTCTGGAACCGTTATCGATTCGAAATCTTTTAATAAGAACTGATATTCATTTTTACGTGCTCCAATATTTGATATCTGCACATATGACTTTCCAGGAACACGCTTATTTGGATCAACTGCTCTGGTTTTGTTTTGAATAGCTGGTTTTAGAAGTTTGGTTATATAATTTGTATAAGTAGTTCTACCTCCAAAACTTGTTTCCAAAGTTGGATTACCTTTAAATGGCTGTACGAAAAAATCATACCTAACACCAGATCCTAGATTTTTTATAATCATAAGCTCTCTTGCATTTGCTGTTGTATTTAAAGTGCCTGCGGTAGCGCCTTGTCCTGTTCTTTCTATTGTAAATGTATTTGTAGAAACAGCAGTAACTTTTCTATCAACAACATTGAATCTTACAAGAGCAGATCCATCTATCGTTACATAGTCTCCAACAACCAAAGGATGAGAATTAGATGTATAAACTATTGTATTTCCAGAGCATTCTACTGCTGTTATTGGAATTGTTTTATAGAATATCTGCTTTTCAGTTTCAGATCCATTAGGGGTTACACCATCTAATGCATATTCTAAATAAGATACTCCATATCCATCTGGATCTATGGTCATATCTATTTCATCGACTTCAATATTTACTGCAACATAGTTTGCTCCAGGAATAACAAAGTCATTAATGATTGGATTATATATAAGGTCTAAGCCTACTGAGGGGCCTCCGCCGCCATCTACTACCATGTGTGGTCTCATGTTAAACTTAAAAAGACCTCCTTCCATCCATTATTTGCTGCAACATCTACTGGAACAACACTGTGTGCAGCTGGCTTTGTACCTAAAGCTCCTCTTGTTTTAACACGATATCTTCCAGTAGGTCTAAAGTAAACTGTTCTTGCGTAGTTGCTGACATCGGCTGCTCCTGGTTTAGACAATGCCAAATACTTATCAACATCAGATTGAGAAGTTATCCAAACAGTATACACGTTTTCGTCTCTTCCAACGTATTGATACTCTAGAGCATCAAATTCAATAATCTCGTCATCAATTAAAAAGAATCCGCTAAAACTTGAACCCGCCTGAAATACTCCGTACTCGTCCATTGTAGAATTATTAATTATTAAATCTGTATTTTCCGCAGAAGATTCTGCAGTAATAGGGTATGCGAGTCCTCCAGCAGAAAGATACGCAGTGTTTGCCTGTGCCAGAGGTCCTGCGTCACCCAAGTATTCTGTAGTTAAAACTGGTATCCATAAAAGCTTTACTTGGTTAGCAGAAGGAATTTCTGATTGTGCCATTGTCACGATATTAGGAAGTATTTCTCCTTCTGGCTTTTCATAAAAAGACCAAACTGAAGATGACTGAGAATAAATTTTATCTCTGCTGTAAAATTGTAGAATATTGTTTTCATCAAAAAATGCATTCATCTGTATGTCTCTGCATATTTCTTGAAGAATTTCCCATACTGTTTTTGTTTCATCAGTCCAAAAGTATGATATGTTTGGAATAGATGTATCTGTAACGACAACTTGGTTGTTTTCAGTTTTAAATAAAAAGTTAAAATTATAATTTGTAAACCCTACAGAGTCTAGTAGTGTTCTGATGACCGCAGTAGCTGAATACTGCTCTAACAATAGGCTTTGTGGAATAGATTCCATTAGATACTTTGCCCCGTCTAAAGCAGTAAGGCTGGTGTTTCCGTATTGATCTATTTCCCAACTATCTGCGTAATATGTTCCCTGTGGGATGCTATATGTATTTGTAGAATTAGATATCTTAAAGTAAGGCTTGACTTCAGCATTCTTTACCATATATAGAAAATCAAATTCAGTAACTCCAGTACCAGTATTCCATGAATTAGATTTAGAATATGGAACTATCATAAGCTGGTCTTGGTTATAGTTTGAAAATGAAATAGTAGCTGTATTAGAAGAAATCTTTCCAACTGGAAGGATATCTTCGGATGAGGATGATGATTCTTTATTTATATCAGACATTACCAGTAAAGATGTCACATCTTTTATCCATCTTGCAGATATCTCTGTAACCGCCATAACTGCTGTTGATGAAGGGGCAGTAGCCTCTACTTCTATAGACTTTACAAATTTAGGGGCAGTATATACGTTGGTAGTAGATGTAGTCCAATCTCCATCTGCTGCTGGCGCATACAGAATAACCTGTCCATTTGAAAATGTAGTATTAAAAGAAGATATGGTTGTAGTCTTTTCGGTATCATCTAAATGCTTTACTTTTACAGTTACCGATGTTGGCAAATTATGATTTTTTTCAAAACTAATAATAATTTTATTTGCAATTGCTGGCTTTGTAGATATTGCCGTATCTTGTGTTTCGCTTAATACCAATGTAGCTGTTCCAGATTGCGATGAAATTTTATCTGAAGCGGAAATGTTTTTTGCCAAAACAAATGTTTTGGTATCTGGGACTTCTGTAATAACTCCAGTAATATTAAATGCTGTATTTGACATGCCAGTTATTTTTACAGTATTGTTTACAACAAACCCATGAGGATATTCTGTTACGTATGCAACTCTTTCTTTTGTAGGATTAGAAGATGTAGCCTCAGTTATTTTTGCGGTAGACTGAGTGTACTTAACAACTAATTTAGCATTCTTTCCTTCTGGAGATACCCAGTATTTATATTTATTTGAAAATCCTGGATAGTATATTCTGGCAGTACCAAGATTATAATATACTGATTTTGGATCTTTGTATGAAAAATTGGTTGAATTAGACGGAACTATAAAGTATTTAATTCCAGAGTCTATTGGTCTAAATGGTCTGATTATTGTGTCTACTGGAAATAGCTTTTTATATGGGCTTGCTTTTGTCCACCCGCCTGTAATTCCACTTGTATACTCTGAGTCGAGGTTAGTGGAATATACAGAGACATTCTCTATCATTGAATTCATATTGTATTCAATAGAGCATCCGATACCAACTGGAACCGAATAGTTTTTATTTATTATGTCTTTAGCTGCTTGAGTTTCTAGAGCGTTGGCAAGATTGATCATTATACCTCTTCCAGCGCAAGCGATACATTCCAGTGTGCTTCTACTCCACGCTTGACAAGATTCAAAGAGCATTCTCTAAACATTACCAATATTGGTGTTGCTGTAGATGACTGGTCTGTTCCGTCTGTGGAATAATTTATCTTTATTTTAAAAGCACCCTTCCCTATTCCTTCATAAAAAGTTTTAATATCTGTTGCGCCCCATCCACCATCAACAGTAAAAGCAGATGTAGATGGCAGCATGCTCCAAGATGTACTATAGGTTTTTTTATCCGCCACATAAAATTTCCTCAAAGTTCCATTAGCCATTCTTACTGATTGTTCTATTCGATTACTATTTACTAAAAATTCTTGTCTATTATGTTCTGATACTTTTTGCCAGGTCGGGGTAGAGGTAGTAGATGTATCAAAATACAACACAGATCCTTTAGGTAATACTAGTGGATATGTCATGCTGAAATCATACCTCCAAACTTTCTATTTGTTCCCGTAGACTTTAGGTTTACAGAGTCAATTGATTTAATTGTATCTATGGTTCTCTTTGTAACAACATCTGCCAATTGATTTACATCCATTCCTTCTGAGGCATGAATTTCATTCTTTAGCACGTATGTGTTTCCTCCACTCATTGTAGCATTTTGTAGAGATTCTACATAGCCTGTAGGATAAATACTTTCTGTTTTTGCACGAACAAGCGCTCCAACTTCTGCATTATATGGCCCTGGAATAGGTCCTCTTAGGTCATGGAATTTTTTAATATATCCGCCTCCAGCCATTCTTGGCCAAAAATCTTTTAATGCAAGCGATCCATCTTTTGCAATTTTAAACCAATTACCTAGAACAGAACCAGGTAAATCATACTGTTTAATTGTTGATGCAAATTCTGACAAAAGACTAGAGGGTACTGCTTGTGGAAATTCCATACTTCCTTGTGCAAACCCATTTCTTATTGCACCTTCACCAAGGAATCCAGGAAGTTTTGAAAGAGGCAAATTCATTGCAAACATCGGAAGATTTTCTGGAGTTCTCTTTCCCAGCATTAAAGAATACATTGCGGCGACATATGGATTTGTAGAAAAATATGTTGGCAACCCACCAGATGTTCTCCATCCTTTAGAGACTGGGGAATTTGTATCTAAATTTCTTACACCCTTAAATAATTGCATCATAGGATTGCCAGATAATCCATAAAATTCTTTAGCGTATAACTCATTAAATATTTTAGTATCAGATAAATCTAATTTGGGGAACTTCTTAGAAAGCTCCATAACCCTAAGAGCTTGTACAATCTCCCAATCATTTGCATTAAATGATTCTAGTCCGCCTTTTACTGTACCAGAAATCCTGTCGCCAATTGCATTTCTAGCAGTATTTACATTTACAGAAGGCAGATTGTCTGGAATAGAAATTTTGCTTAAATCCATCTTAAATAGATTTTCTACTGCTTCTTTATCTATTGCAGCCATTTGAAATGCCCTGCCTTCAGCACTCCACTTAGATCCATGCTTAGCCATTTCTACTGCTAGTCTTGAGCCGCCCTTGATGCCAGATGATCCTGGAATAAGCATAGATGCCATAGCTAATTTTTCAAATCCACCTTGTTTGTTAAATTGTTTATATGGATCAAATCCTAGGGCAGTTTTAGAAACAAAATGTACAGCATTTTTTAATGTATTACCAAACCACTCCATGCCCATTGCAAATGGATTTGGCATTCCACCATTTTTAAAGTATGGAATAAGTCCACCCATTGGATAGCCTGAAATATATCCTCCGCTTGCTTTTCCTTGTAAAAGATTTTGAGCGGCTCTAATTACTCCTTCTGCACCCATAGTATTAACAAGGTGCATATTGTCAACACCTATATCAGACACCGAAGTAGCTTTAGTTACAAATTCTCCATTTGAAAGTCTTGCAATAATAGAATCAGATGTTCCAGTTCCTGGGCCAGATACTGGTCCAGCGGTAGAATATCCCTTTACATTTCCTCCAAATACAAGCTTTGGTAATTTTTTAGGATCTAAATAAACACTAGAAAGGTCTTCTGGTAAAGTTTTTTGCCAACCATCAAAATGATATCCTTTTCCAACAATATACTCATATGTATCTTTAAACCTAGGGCTGTCTAAAGGTATGAAATATTGCTTACTTGTTTTTGGATTTTTAACAACCATTACAGATGTATCAAATGGTGTGTCTCCTGATATACCCAATGCAGCAGCAGTTGCACTTAGCCAGCCCTTTTCATTTTTTTGATTTTTGCTTGGATCAAAATAAGATGGCGAAGTGCCTCCTTTAAACTCAGCAACAGCTTTAGCAAAAGCAGCAACTGCGTCTGCAAATGTTTTATTGTCTCCTGCTCTTAATTTTACATCAGCATTTAAATTATCTACAAGAACTTGAGAAAATGATTTTCCAGTTCCCTTTGGATGAGTTGCACTCTGTGCTGGATTAGCTTCTCTCATTGTTATAGCAGCTTTTCTAAGTTCTCCACCAGCATCCATCATTTCTTTGAATATATTGTCAATGCGGTTAGAATCAGTCTTATTAATTGGACCATTAATATTTCTAAGTGCTATTAATTCGAGCTCATCTCTATAAGATTCAAGCTTTGCAAGTTCAGCAGCCTTTTCTGATGCTGCTGCAGTTTTAGCATTATAATTTTTGTTAGCCTTATCAAGTTCGTCTTGAAGCCTATCTTTTTGTTCTTGAAGCTTATCTATTTCATCAGTATATTTATCATTAATAGAATCACGCAAAAGCTGTCTTTGTCTTTCTGAGGATAGCTGATTTATGTTTAATTGCTCTTGTGCCGCTTGAGCCAAATTACCAGCAGTTAATGATTGCTGATATTTAATTTGAGCAGACTTCATTTGATTTTCAAATGTCGAAGCTCTTTCTTGAAGATCAATTAATTTAAGTCTTTCATCTCTTTCTTTTTGAAGTTTCTTAATAAGATCATCAATAGCTTTCATCTTGTTTCTATAATAATCTTCATCAACTTTCTTTAAACGATTTACTGCATCACGAGCCGTGCCAGCATCTTCTTTTACAGTTTTAATAATTTTTGAAAGCGGCTCTAAGCTATTTCTATATTTATCTTTATTAACATCTTCTGTTACTTCATTCATAACATTTTGAACAGTAGCAAAATTATTAGCCAAAGCTATGGCTGCTTCTGCCGACATTTTATTAAGATCTACAACCTGCTGTAATCCGCTTGAATACAATAATATTTTTGCAGTTATACTTTCTAGTGTTTCTGCATTTCCTAGTATTCCAGCATAAACAATATTTTGGGATTTTAAAGCATCAAGTTGCTCTTTTGATATCTCTGATTGTGCTCCTTGAATTTTTGAAATTTTTTCTAAAGTTTCTGCAGTAGCATCTGCTTCGTCTCTTATGTTTTTTTGATCGTCTTCTACCCCAACTAAAGAATTTTTATACGCTAATACTGAATTTAATAGAGTATCTAACCCTACATTAAATTCTTCGACATTAAATGTATTGCCAAGAGAGTCACTTAAATAATCAACAATAAATTTAATTCCGTCTATATTTGTTTGAATAGATGTAAATCCCTTAGATGTTATTGCTGCAAATGCTTGTCCAGCCTTTTCTGATGCTTTAACTATTGCATAAATTTGATTTGTAGCTTCTTGTGCTGACATGCCCATAGCAACAAATTGTGCTTTTAGTTGAGCAGCATATTGCACAACCTTGCCTGAATCTATATTATTAAATGCTTCAACATATTCTTTCTGATTTGTTTTAGCATTCTCAATTGCTTTTCTAAGTTCTTCAATTGTAAGGCTTAATCCAGATACACCAGTCTTGGTGTATGATTCATATACTGATTTAACCTTTGCTCGATGTAGTTCTAACTGCTCATTTATGTCTTTAATACGATCAGACATTGTCTTGTAATTCTTTATGCCCACCGATTCAAAAGACTCTTTGGTTCCACCAAATGCTAGTCTATTTGCTTTACCTAAGTCTTCATATTTTTTCTTTAAATCTAGTAGCCATTTTCCTAAAGCAATAGCACCAGTAATTAATGCTGCTGGCCAGAATAATTTACTTAGTAGCTGTCCTATTCCACCAACTAGACTCTTGGCTTTTATTAATTGTGGTAGGAACATTGCCATGTTTCCAACCATGCTACCAACCATAAATCCTGGTGTTCCGCCAATTGATTGTCCTATTGCTCCTCCCGCCAAGCTTCCGCCGAGTCCAATCATTTGTCCCTTAAATCCAAACGGAGACATTTGTCCAGTTAAATCATCTGCTGCCGCTGCTGCTGGTACTCCTAGATCCAACTCCATTTGTCCAGAACCGCTTGGTGCTGTTGTAGCTGCTGGTGTTTTTGCTGCTTTACCCCTGGAAAGAACTCCACGAATTGCATTCCATATAGCCTTAATTCCTCCGCCTGCAAGTTTATATTGCATCATGTTATTAGGAATTATTCCGCCGCTCTGTCTTGGAATAAATAACTCTGGGCCATTTTCTCCGACTACATAAGGTGTTCCAGCATTAACATCTCCTCCAGTAGCACGGTTTCCACCCATAGGACCATTTACAGTTTGAACATACATTCCATCTTTGCTTGCTTTTACAATTCTAAACTTGCCACCAAAATAAGATTCTTTTTCATTGACTGGTAACATTTCTCCAGTTCTTGGATCTGGGAATCTAAGATCTGGGAACATTTCGGATGCCTTGACAGCATTTCTATTCTTGACATCTGCTGTTATAAAGAAGTCTCCAAAGCCTCCAGCTGTTTTTGGATTTTCGCTCCAAGAAGATCTACGTATAATAAATTCTCTTCCTATAAGTCCAGAAAAATCTCCACTCTTTCTTGCCAACTCAAGTTCTTTTTCTAGCCAATCTGGTAGTGCAGACATTGTTCCGCCAACTCTGCTTCTTCCTCCAAGAGTTATTCCTCTATAAAATCTTCCGCTAACCTTTGTTGCGGCGGCACGAAGAGCTTCTGCTGCGCCCTTCAATCCCATAACGCTATATGCGCCACGCATATATTCTTCAATTATATAATTTGCACGTGCTCTTTCATCACCAGTTAAAAATGCTTCAACTTTAGCTGTATGTCTTGGGCTCCAATACTCTTCGCCCTTCTTTGGTCCACCTTGCCATATAGATTTTGTATAACGGCCACGGTACATAATTCCTGCTGGCTGCCGTCTATTTCTTATAGTTAGTGGTGGTTGATATCTTCCAATTTGAAGTGGTCCATGCAATGGGTCTGTATTAGATAAATTAGTTTTTTCATTTCTAATTACCCAATCTGGAAATTCTTCTTCAAACTCTGGTCCTACCTTTTTCTGTACTTTTCTTCCTGGCATGAATGCAGCGAACTTTTGGATTAGTCCGCCTAATAAAGCAGCACCTACTCCAGTGCCTAAAGACTCTTCTATAAAATCTGCCCAGTCTTTATTTGCTCCGTGAAGTGCTTTGATAGAATCTCCTTTACTTCCTTCGAACGGCTTTACTTTTACAACTTCACCATCTACAACTAATATTGTAGATGTTGGTGTTCCAGAAGCTCCGCTGCCTGTTTTTTTACCAGCAGGTCTATTTTTTTCTATTGATCCTGTTTTAACTTTAAATTGTTTCCACCAAGGCAAAATTTTTGCTGCAAATGCAGAATCCATAATAGCCTTTTCGGATAGTTCGTGATATGGATTTGTTGGATCTGTAATCACAGACATTTCTTTTATTTTAGCAACATAAGTTTTAGACAAAGATTTTAATATATCATTTGCTTCGGACCTAGAAATTTTTCCAGCCAAAACAAGAGCTTCTAAGAAATCATCTGTTGTTCCAACTACAGGATTTCTTGATCCTTTTATAATTGCTGCTTGCTTTAAAGACTCAAGGTACTCTGATTGCGATGCTCCAGACTTTCCTAGTCTATCGTTTACTCCACTCGTATTTGTGCCAAATTTGTCTACTCCATATACTCCACCACTCGCTGGCTTTAAATTCCAAGTATCTGTTCTTGTTGCGTTTGCCCCACCACGCCAACCTGGCTCAACTTTCTTTACCTTTGATTTTGAAAGAGTAACCTTTAATGGAGTTACCTTTCTTGCAACTCTTCTTCCAGCATTTACAGCAGCAAAATATTGTAGGGCTGGTATTTTGCCTCCAGTGTTACTAAATGTTATTTGTCCAGAATTTATTCCCTTTATTTACTACTTCTGGAGGAACTACGAATTCAAATGGGGAAAGCATTACTGGTTGTCCGCCCCCAGTTAAATTGTTCTTTTCTCCAACCATTCCTTGCAAAAATTCAAGATTCTTTTTAGTAGCACCCTGATTTACTACAAATGAATCTACTGGCAATATTCCAAATTGAATATCTCTATTTATATGTTTTGGACCAGGAACAATGTTTCCATCATTGAGAGTATATACTCCACTTGCTATCTTTCCTCCGTCTTGGAATCCTGGCAACGGAAGCTGTCTGTACCCTCTGCGAGCACCTACTGGAGTTGTAGTTTCTAAATTATAACCAGCTCCTGAAGTTCTAACTCCAAGCAGTGTAGCAATTTGATTTACCAAATCACGAGTATTTTCTTTATGGAAAAGCTCTTTCATGTTTGATTTTCCAGCCGCAGTTATTGAAGGCTGTGAAAGAAGAGGTATTGTATAAGGGTCAAATGCCGCACCTCTTGAAGCAGCAAGCAAAGACATTGTTTCTATAATCTCTTGCTCTACTGCAATATTTAATTGAATAATTTTTGCTCTTGCTTGTTCTACAGTTACTTTTCCTGCTTGAACTTCTGCAATAATTGCTTGTGATGCAGCCGCTGCATTTTTAGCAATCCTTGAAGTCTCTGGTAAAATGTCGTCAAATGTTTGCATAAACCCTACTGTTAGCATTCCGCTATTTTTCAGGGTATCTTCAATTTCAATTAATTCTTGTTTTCCTTGCATTGCTAATGCTGCCATTAAAGCATGCTGCTTAGCAACTTCATCTATTACAACTCCTGTAGATACAGCCATAGGCTGTCTTCCAGCAGCAGTCTTTACACTTCTTTCAATTGTTGTAAGTCCTGGAATATTTGGCAAATCGTCTGCTGCGTAAATCATAGGATTTTCGCCAACAAGAGTATTTACTGGACCTGAAGATTGAACAACTCCAAATATACTTCCAGGTTGATCTGTTTTTCTTGGAACCATATGTGCAAATGATCTGGTTCCTTCTCTACCTGCTAATGGGTGTGTTGGATCTACAATTCTCTTTCCGCCGCCTGGTGTGGAAACAATTACAGGACTTCCCGCTGTTGTAGACACTGCTCCAGTTCCAATTGCAGCTCTTGCTGCTGCTTCTGCAAGCCCGTTATACTGTGCAGTTAAATCTAATATTGCTTTGTGTAATACAGCCGCCGCTTTTGCATCAGAATAAAATGTTTTTTCAATTAATGTTCCAGCATTGTTTGCCGCCATAATTTCTGGAGTAAGGAGTTTCCATCCTTCTGCACCCTTGAAAAGTGCTTTAAAGTGGTAGACTCCCTTTACAATGTAGCCAAAGAAGTTTCCAAGAACACCAGTAAGCATGATAAGTGGACCAACCAGAGCAGTAAATCCTCCAGCCAATCCAAGAATCTTCTTCATTGGTTCAGGCAAATTGTTTATAAAATTAATTATTTTATCTGTTGCATTAATTACCTTAGTAGCAATATTAAGGAACTGTTCTCCAGTTTGAGCTAGATCTGCTTTTAATGTTTCAAGCGCTCTACGATATTTACCAGAAGCTGATTCTGTTACTGCCGTTAATTCTCGACCAGCTATATTTGCCAAATCTTCTGATGATGCTTTCATCAAATCTAAAACTTGTAGTGTCTGGCTTCCCTGTTTTCCTAAATTTTCAAACAAAGCATTTAGTCTTGAGAACTGAAACTTTCCAAACAATTGTTCGATTGCCTGTTGCTTGGACAAAGGATCTAACTGATCTAATGCTGATTGTAAAGTTAATAGAGTCTTTGTTACATTACCAGCATTATTATTTACAATACCAAGTAAGTCTATTCCAAATCCTTCAAATTTCTTTACAGCAATATCTGTCGGGTTAATCAAAGATGCTAGTGCTGACTTTAGAGCATTTGCTCCTTCTGTTGCGTTAATTCCGCCTTCACGCATAGCAGTTAGATATAATGCAAGATCTTGTACGCTTCCGCCCAAACCTTTAATTACAGGACCAGCTTTTGGAATTGCTTCTACAAGATCGTTTAGAGTTGTTGATGTCTGGTTTTCAACTGCGTTTAGGAAGTTAATTGATTCTGCTAGTTCTTCTGTATTTGCTTTAAATGCTGATTGAATAGCAAGTGTTGCTTTCATAGCATCTTGACGATCAACTTCACCAAGTACTGCAAGACGAGTTGTTTCTGAAATAGACGAAAGTAGTTCATTTCCAGTTTTACCAGTAGCAGCAATATCAGCGCCAAGAGCAATTGTGTCTTTAAAAGACACACCCATTGTTGTAGATAGTTCTCTTGCTGTTGCTACAACTTCTTTTCTTACTTGTGCTAGATTAGCAGTTGTTGTGTCGCCTAAATCTCCATAAACCTTTGTTAGACGAACTAACTCTTGGTCTGCCGCTCTAAATGCATCTGCTGCTGCTTTACCAAATGCTACAAGTGGTACGGTTAATCCTACAGTTAACTGACGACCAGCCCACTGTGTATTTTTACCCCAGTTAATTAATTGCTGTGCTCCATCCTGCACAACTTTATTCATAATAGCTAACTCTTGACGAGTTAAAGCTGTTTTATTTCTTATTAAATCTAAGCCTTTAGGAACATGCACAGCAAAGCGCATCATTCCTTCTGCATTTTTACCTATTGGTTGCAGAACCGCATTCTGCATTTGAACTTGCTGTTTAGCAAGGTCTCTAATTAATCCGCCTGCAGTTCTATGATGATCTTGCCATACCTTAAAGTATTGGCCTAGTTTCATCTTGCCTGAATCCAGGCTCTTGCCAAACTTTTCTACATCAGAAGATATGGTTACGAAATGGGATGTGAACTGTCCAGTGCTTCTAAGAGTTTCACCGAATTGGGTATTGATTGCACGAATCTGATTACCTAAAGATCTTTGAGTAGACTTTAGTTCGGACTGCATGCGACTGAGCGCTACCGTTACTTTATTTAAATCTCCAATGAGATTAGAAAAGTCGGCATTAGCAACTATATTAGTTACAATTTGCTCGTCAGCCATTTGTCAATATACTACCCCTGTTCATATCCCAATCCCATTCCGACACCAAAACCTGCTTGGGCTGCAAAAGGACCTTGTAGTGATACCACATCGTCTCCTCTTGCATTTATTCCCAAGGCTTTTCTTTGAACATCTTCAAAGGACGGGCCTTCTTCTTCTTGCTCATTTAAGTTAATGCCTTGAAGTGAAGCTAAGAATCTTCTCTTCTCTTCCTCCGTTTTTTGCATTGCCTTAAACGTCTGGATTAATTCTGGCATTGATAAGCTATCCTCTAGTTCTTCGTAATTTTTCCAATTACCAAGAAGGAAAACTTCTCCGAGTAAAGCGGCTAAATCTAGTTCTGCCCAGCCAGAACCGCTGCCGCTAGAAGGTTTGGGTCGTCCATCTTAATTCCACCGCATACTTCTAGAATGCGATTGATAGTTGGTACGTCCAAAGCATCTTCTAGAGCGTCTAGATCTTTTACAAGATCTGGAAGCTGCTTCTCTAATGCCACTGCACATGCTTCGATAAGAATTGTTAGTGTCTCATCCTCTGTTGTTACATTTGCAGTCTTTTGAATTGCTGTCATGAACTTACGTAGTTCTTTAATAGTTAATGGTTTTAACTTGACCTTAGCCCCATTCTGGAGCTCGATTTCTTCTACATCATATACCTTTGTAGCCAATTTATCCTCCTTCGGATAGTTACATTCATTATAACAAATACATGTTATAAAGACAAGCGAAAATCCCCCCATTTCTGGGGGGATCTCGAATTAATTAAATTGAAATTTAATTAGAATACACGATCAATGATCTTACCATATTCAGCGCCTGCATATGCTGCTTCTGGAAGAAGACGGAATGTTACTGGGAATGTTGTTGGTGTATTACGAGCCAATGAGAACTGTGACTGTTGCACAGAGAGCACACGGCGAGCATAATATACACGCTCATTCTTTGTATATCCGCTGATTGCGGTTGAACCAGAATAATCTGGAGCTGGACCTACAGCGCAAAGCTGACGCTCGACTGGAGCCTGGAGCAATGCTCCTGCTGCAAGACCGAGAGCCTTAGTTCCATTTGCTGCTGGATCTGTGCTCTGTAGTGTATTTGTGTTTCCAATTGTATCGCTACCTGCGACATCTGGCTGACCAAATACTACAACTAGATTTTCTAGAGTACCTTCTGCCATTTCTGTCATAAGCATGACTTCCATGGACTCCTTGAAAAGTTTTGCTGTGTCAAGAAGCTGGTCAACAGTTACAGAACCGTATGATGGGTTGTATGTAATTTGAAGACCGTTATTGGTGTAACCAACATTGCGCCACTTTGAAGCGCCAGTTGTTCCATTCAGTGTATCAATGTAAGACTCGTTTGCAACGAAATCTACTTTTTCTGCACCAGATGTTGGATCCAACTTAGACAAACCTGCTTGAGACTTGCTAATGAATAGTGGTGAAGCACCAACGATGATGTTCTTGGCTGAGTTATAACTTTCTCTTGCCATTTAATTACCTCCTAATTTCGAAATTATTGGCTGGCTAGGCTCTTTCCTCTTGGTATAATTCTAATCTATTAGAGGCCAAAAGGCAAACTATACAAATCTACCTTTTCTATCTGTAGCCCTGCCGTATTTTATCTCAAGAATTACGTCTGTGGCGAACATGCCCTGTAGCTCCTCAGAAGGAGAAATAGGGGATATGTCTGCTATAAAGACGCTATAGAAATTAAACTTATTTGAAGTCACGCTTGAGGCATTTATATCCTTTGCAGACTCGTCCATACGTCTAAACTCATCTGTCATAAAGTTCCTGATCTCTATGATATCGGATACCTGTGGCGCATATATTGTGAACAATATCTGTTCGCAGCATATAGCCCACATATTTTCATACGACATTCCGATTTTGTCGTACACAAAATGCTTTTTGCCATTAAGGAATTGATTCATTTCTGGCGCTTGCTGTACTGGTAGTATTGGGATTATAGTTTCAGATATATTCTCACTATAGTAATGATCTGGATTAAATAGCCCTGCCGCCGTCAATTTATCCCAAAGGAACTTTCTCACCTCTATCATTGCGTCTTGCTTATAATTTACTGTCATTAGATGCCTCCAAATGCTGTTTCTACTGCAGTCTCTGCTGCTCTTTGAAGAGTGTTTGGAGAAAACGAATATGAAACTTTTTTAACACTTGCTGGAACTCCGAGTGCACGGGCCATAGAAGAAGAGAATATATTTTGAAATCCTGATCTCTTTATGGATTGATTTACAAGATCGCTTGCAAAGAAGTGTCTCTTATTTAATTCAAATGATTGCTTTGCAGAAGCTCCTCCAGGTCGTCTAACTGTGACAGATGCACCCTTTGGCATATAAACAGTATATCCGTTTATATCAAAAACAATTCGTTCGGCACTTCTTGGAGTAATTACTACTGGGTTTCCTTGTTCCATGACCATTGCTTTATTTGCAAATACATGTCTATGTTTTCCTTTACCAGTTGGAACCATACTTGTAGAAAGCTTAAATTCTGAAGATATGCGGAATGATAATCCTTCTCCTGGCAATAGATTTAATTTAAATAATCTTGCTGTTTCAGACCCCGTCTTTTTCCATTCATATACATGGTGCAATGACTTAGGAGATATTCTAGCTTTGGCATCGATATACTCTCCAAAGTCTTTATTTATCTGATCAAATACAACCTTGGTAAATTTCTCTTTAAATGCTTTGCTTGTAGCAACCTTTGCTAATACATGAGCTTTATAGTATACGGTAGCAGATACTTGAGCTACTACGCTTTCTTTTAAATTCTCATACTTACTGCCAGCCATCATTCTTTCTAGGCCGCTGGCTGCTTGTACTAATAATGCATTAGAGTTCAAGTCTTTGTACCTCCGACCTCTTTAGAGATGAGTTGTATCCTATCAAAGCACCAAAAGGATCGGTGATTGGAGTTACTCCCATAACCTCAAAAACTGTTGGGGTCTCGTTTGGATAGTCTAGTTCTTGCCAAATGACTACACCTTCTGCAGACCTAATATTTGATATTTTTTCTCTTAGACTTAATTTAACATCTGTTCTAACCTGGATGATTTGATCGAATGCATATTTGTTAGAAATAATTTGCTTATCGCTTGATCTTGTTGTAGCTGAATTTGTTATTACGCCTTTTGCATGGCAATCAAGAGTTTTATAATATTGCCAATACTTTCGTATAGCACCAGTCTCTTCATCTTGTGAATCTACTTGACGATAAACGTCAAGCTTCATTGAGAGAACGGAATCGATTAACCCAAACATTATACCAGTATGATACTGGTTATAACGTATTCAGACAAAAGCTTATCCGCATAAGCACAACCAGTTCCCTTATAGACTTCATCGCTATACTCAAAGTCCCAGTCAAATGTGGATACATTCTTTAGATATCTATCTGCCCATGCTCTATCTTTAGCAAAGTAATGACCCATAAGTTGTATTGTTGCCTGCTCAACTTCATCTGGTACTCGACTCCAGCCAAACTCTCCTACAATCTTATAGCGAACACCCTTTCTGAAAGCCTGTCCTGCGTATTCGTCGCTAATTGATGGAGGAACCATTCCGTTTGCGACATAAACTGTATTGTCTAGTAGGGTTGTTCTATCTAGCCTAATTCCAAATCCAGTCTCTGAAACGATTGGAGTGTATCCCCAATTATTTACTGGAGGATTAGCAAGTGTATCTATAAGAAGAATATCGTCTGCATATAGCTTATAAATCTTTTCTACTCTAGTAGATGTAGGCAGTATATCTGATCCGCTTCCATATACAACATCTACATCAAAATAAGTATAGAAATCTTGACCTGTAAAATCTTCAACAACTTTACGGGCATACTTTTCTGCCATGCTTAATTCATGGTAGCTCTTGTAATTTGGATCGCTTGGATCTGTGCTGATTCCTAAATCTGTAATTGCTTCTTCAATAGAAGCATAAGGTACAACAACATCAACAAATGTATACTGAGTTATAGCCTGAGAACCGTACAAGTATTGCCAAGTAACCTTTAGTTTTCTTGGTCTATCTGTAATTGCATATGGGATTATGATCTCATATGAACCAGGATCTGTTTCTGTTTTCTCAGCAATGATACCTGCGTACAATGGAGTTGTTGGGCTAATAGCAGGAGATATAGTTTGATCTTCTGTAATATCATAAATTGACGCTGTTATTGGTATTAAAGCGTCTATAATATTTCCAGCATAAAAAGTTTTCATGCCGACTTTACTAATTGTGTTTACATATATCTCTGCCATTATAAAGGCCTAGATTAGCTGTAGTACTCTTGAACCTCTTTCGGGGTTGCTAATCTGAAACCTTCCTCCTTGTCAAAAATTTTCTGAGCATCATCTTCTGGCATTGCCACAAATGGATGTTCTTTTGTAAAGGTATATCCATTGATATCATACCTGAAGTTTTCTCTATTCATTCTAACTAGGACTGTGTTTTCTGGCTGTACCGCCTTTGAATCAAATCTAGGTAGAATCTCGTCTACTTCTTCTGCTGCTTCCGCCACTTTTTCTAGCGTGTTCTGGTATATCGACCATGAAACGCCTTCATCTGCTAGGGCTGCAATAATGTCTGTTTTAGTTTTTAATCCATTTGTCTCGACTGCGAAATCTTCTGCAATCTTTTTTAATTCGGATACCTTAAGTGTATCAAATGACATGTATTTCTCCTTATTCTAGGTAAATCAATTATAGCATTAGTAAATTAAAAGTAAAAGCCCCCAAAAATTAATTTAGGGGCTTTTATGCAGTCTAAATCCTATAAATTAGGAAGCGACCTTAACGTTCTTGACTACGACCCAGCAATCTGCTTGCTCGATTTGAACGCCAACACGAGTATACATTGTGTACTCGATGGAGTCCTTACGTGGCCAGAAGAAACGATATACGGTTACATCACGCTTAACACCAATAACAACGTTATTTGGGAATGTCAAGTGGACATCGCCATGTGAACCAGCTGCGCCTGAATAGTCGCCAGCTTGAGTTTCTGGAAGTAGCGGAACTTCAACAATCGGAATACCGAATGCAAAAGGTGCTACGAAACCTGCTGGACCACCAAGACCTGGCTGGTCGCCACGGATAATGCTTGAAGCGATATCCTGTGGGTTAACATTTTGAATGTTTTGAGATGTGCTGTATAGATAATCTTGAATCAAGTTCGATCCAGCAAGGAAGCGAAGGTCGTTGCGACGTTGCTTGTACTTACGTGGCATAGCCTTGAGTGCCTTGTTGAAGATTTCACGGGAAATGTTATTTCCACCGCCATCTACTACACGGCCATTTGCCTTTGATAGCTTAACAACACCGTTGAATGCCTTATAAAGTGCATCTCCTGTGTTACCAGTATCTCCATTAAGGATTACATCCTCAATGTCGTTACCTGCCTGTGTAGCCATCATACGTGCAATATGATCCTCTAGATCTGGACCTTCAATGTTGTCTTCTAGAGACTCTGTTGAGAGTTCCCAATCTAGGCGGAGCTTCTTTGTTGTGAGAGAAATCTTGGAGAAAGTGACTGCTGCGTTTGTAGCAGTATTGTCAGCTTCGGTGGCGAGTTTCATAAGTTTCTCCCCAACGCCAATACGATCAATCTCTGTGGTGTCTGCTCGCATGCGAACAGTACGAGCCACTTTGCCGATTACAGTTGCATCGAACATGTAATCAAGAAAACGTGCAGACTGCTCTGGATTTAGAAGACCACCCTTACCCTCGTTTGCACGATGGATACCTGTGTCTGAGAACGAAGAACCAACCATAGTGGCTGTCTCTGTCGTACCAGCGGCAACTGCTTTTTCTAATGTTTCATTGCTCATTTTTTTTCTACCCTCCTTTAATTAAAAAGTTCGTTTACGGAACCAAGGAAAGAACCGTTCCATTTGGATTTTTTGAGTGTAACTTCCTGAGACCCGCCAAGGTCTGAGGACTTCTTAATTGCAGTCTCTGATTCAACTGCGTCGACACGCTTTTCGACATTGTCGATTGTGCCCTTTATATCTTCTACAGCCTTGCTTAATGCAGCATGCTGTTCTGCCAACTCTGAAATTCTGGTGTCTACACTCTTGCTAAATGTCTCAACTGTATCCTTAATGGATGTTACTTGAGCGGCATTAGCTTCTGACGCCTTATTCAAAGTGTCTGAGAAAAAGCCCTTGAGTTCGCCTAGCATCTTTGCAAAATCAGGTTCATCAACCTCAACTTCTGATACATCGGCTGCTTTTTCCAGAGTTTCAGCAGAAGCGTCTGCAACTGCTTCAGCAGGTGCATCTGCAGCAGGAGCTGTCTCTTCGACTACTGGTGCTGCTTCTTCAACGGCAGGAGTTTCTTCAACTACTGTGTTTTCTGTGTTTTCTGACACTTCATTACCTCCTTCTGCGTTTGCCTGTTTTGCAATTATTTGTGTATCAGGCAACGTTACTCTTGACTTCTTATATGAATCAAGAATTCTATCTATTTCTTTTGCTTTATTAATGTCATTAGATTCTACCCACCCAATTAGTGTTGCTGGCTTTCCAGAAACTGGAGATGTGTATGTTGACTCTGTGGACATGAATACAGAGTCGCTATCTTCACAATAAAAGATATTCTCTGTTTGTACTTCTGCAGCCATTCCCTTAAACACTAGTTGCCCATTCATTTTCTGAATAGACAGGATGTTGCAAAGCTCATTTGCTGGAGAGTCAACAATTGACAACTCCATCAAATCATATTCCTTAATAAATCTTGTTGTTTGTCCTGTAGCCTTGTTTACTTCGTTATCTGAATCTTTAATCTTTCCGCCGATTGAGAAACCAGAAAGAGTGCCATCAAGAACTTTTTCCCAAGTATCTTGTGCACCCTTTGAAACATAAACATCTACATAAATGCCATTGAAAAAATCTCCAGACTTTGGATCATAAAAAGATTCTGGTCTGAACGAAAGCATCTTGCCTACTGCTGTAGGTCCGTGCATTTCTCTAATGTTGCCACGGAAATTTTCAAAAGCTTTTGATGATGCTTCTGCTGTGACTACATCGCCAGTCTGATCTAGGTTATCTAGTGTTGCAAAACCTGAGACTGTTCTTTTTTCACGATTGACTTTGGTGAAGGGAACAGAAAACGAGATCCTGTCTCCGTCAGCAGACCAATGCGATTTTTCAATATTCATATGGTCAATTATAATTTTTTATATATAAAAAGGCAAATAATTAGTTGAGTAGGACTACTCGACTTGTCTTCCTTCGCCCTTTGGGTTCCTTGCTTCTCCCGAAATGTCTGGCTGGGTATTTTGTCTTTCTTGGGACCTAGCTCTGGTATTTCCAGCATTTGCCCTAATATCCGCCTGTTGTTGTGGTTTTAATTGTACCACTTCGTCTCCTCCGTCTAGAGGAATCATACCCTTGCGGATACGAACTTCATTTGGAGTAATTACCTGCATTCTCAAATAACGCTCATCAATCTTAGACTGAGTGTCCTCATCTGTCAGGGTTAGCTCGTTGAATTTAATTAATAGAGCATCTGTCTTTTCTGCAAATATTCTATTTAATTTCTTTTCAAGTTTATCCTGTGCTGGACGGCAAACCTGTTCTTTAAATGTTTTATCAGCATCACGAGCAACTGCTAAATTGACACCCTCTGGTGTTCCAATTTTATTAATTGGTGTTCTGTGAGCAAGTAATATTTCGTCTCTATTTGTTTTACGGTATTTCTCAAATGAGCCCTCCTGATTACCCGCCTCAATTGGCTCCATCTTAAATTCAGTTTTAGAATCTTGGCTGTCTGGGGGTAGTGGGATATACAGAGACCTATGGTTCTTACCCTTTAATCCAACCTGGAAAAATTCAAGAAGCTTGCGCTCTGATTCGCTTGAAAGTTTAGCACCTTTAACGGTAATAATATATCTTGGAACTGCTTTGTTTTCAAAATAATCTAAGTTATATTTGCCAGCAAATTCGTTTCCAGCCATAGCATTTGAAGATGCTACGATATCTGGGATACCGTAATAGTTATTCATCGGTGTATATTTCTTTAGATGTATAACTTCATTTGGTCTATCGTTTCCGCCCGACAATGGGTTAGGAGTTTCCTGATCTCCAAAATTACGGAAGAATACAGCCTTGCCGTAAAGCAATTGAACAAAGCCATCACGCAGGCGACGCACACGCATTGTCTTTGCTGGAATATGTCCGATATATCCGATATTTCCAGAAGTTGTGCGGCCTATTTCAAGATAGCCATTTCCTGTTGCTTCAAGATCTGTATACGCTTTAATTAAAGTTTCTGTAAATGTGTCTTCTTCATTTGTTGAATCTAGCCAGTCCTGCAAATCTTGACGAAGTTTATTTAGCTTTCTACGTGCTCTTTCCAACTGCTTATCATCTGTAATTGAATCTAAAGCATCGTTAGTCTTTTTAGTTTCAACAAAAGAATATCCAAGACCAACAATATTTGCTACCTTTGCATTAATTGCTGCATAGTTATATGGAGATATTTCATAAATTCTAGATAGATAATCTAGGTTGTATGATGGTTCGATAAGATCAAATGTTGCATATCCAGTAATTGCTTGTGCAAGAAGAATCTGTTGAGTTTCTGTTCCTTCTTGTCCAGTAAATCTTTTTTCTAGGGTTCTATGTATCTTGCGACGCATTGCTGTTCCGAGCCCTTGTATCTTTAGAAGAGCATCACCCTCAGCCTTAAATGGATCGTTTGACTTAATGTCTTTTGAAGAAGGCAAAGTCCAATCAGACGAATTGCTAATTACAACATCTTGTGAATCGTCTTCATCCATATATTCCATTAATTGCCACCCTTGAGATTCTTCATCTCATCCTTATAATTTCCAATATCCAAAGGATCTGGAACTAGACCCCACTTTAATCTTTGTTGCTGTAGTTCAAATTCTTCATCATCTATTTTCCGCCTTCCAGATAAGAATTTAGGAGTTCCCTCATAAATTCCATAAGAACGAACCTCTCTGGCAAGAGCGTCAATTCTAGACCTATTTCCTTTTGTCGATGTTATGGATAGGTAATTTCCTTCATCGTCGCCGATCCAACGACCATCTGGCATTTCCCATACATAGATACCTAGGCGGGTCTCTTCATCTAAAATCTTTGCTTTCATGTCCATTGTGTTTATTTTACCACCTTGATGTATCTAAGTCCAGCTTTTTGTCAAGCGATTTGACAAAATTATGCGTTTTCGACCACTGTCCAGTCAATATTATAGTACTCAGCCGATGATTCTGTCACAGAGAATGCACCTGCGCTTACTGTAAATTGAGAAGTTCCCCTATACAAATTATAATTTTCTTGAACCTTTGACTGAGCCAATATGGTTGGGTATAGGGTTATATTTTGATATCTTGCTGCCGCCGATCCAGAAGATGTGTGATTAAATTTAATTGCGCCAGAGGCTAGGCTTGTTAGGCCAATCATAACGTGATATGTTTCACCAGCCTCAAATAATTGAGAAACATTTGTAGCAGTTGTTTTGTCTACCCCATTAACATAGATCCAACTAATTCCATTTGATGATATTAAACCAGACCCATTCCATCTATAATAGATTGAATCTGATATAAGTCCACTTGCCGATAGGGTCTTTGGAGTATAAAAGAATTCAAGGGTCCTGAAGCCGTTTTGAGAGTTTATTAGGAAGCCAGAGCCTGATGATACCTGCACACCGTTCCTAGCGTCTCTAATCAGGGCTGGAAATAGGTTATTGCCTATTGTGACATCGTAGTTAGACACTCCAGATACGCCTTCAAGAGTTGTAAAATAATCTGCTGAATTTGTAGCAGACTCAGAGTAATTATTATACATTTTAATAAATACATACTCTAGTTTTGGTGTATATCGACTTGAATCTGTTGATGTAAAAATAAACTTTAAATATAGTTTTCTATCTGAGCTAAATGAAGATAGGGAATATCCTGGAATAACCCCGCCATTTGTACAAGGGACATATGTAATTCCATCTAGGCTGGCATGTATTGCTACTCCATTATCTCCAGACCATTCTATTTTTGAAGAATCCATATTGTTTGTTGTAGGCAAAAATATAAAATCTTCAACTTCTATTGTTTGTGCCGTTGCCCCTGTTGTCTTTTCCATATATAAATTATTAGACACGGTGTCATATGCCAAGCCATCTTCTACAAGATAAGACCAGCTTTTATTTGTTGGATAGGTAAAACTAAATGTATCTGATGCTGTGCTGTCATACAACTCAAACAAGCTTCCATTATCTACAGATGCCACCTGCAATGGCGGGATTCCAATAGATTGATTCATATGATCAGCAAAATCTGAAGCCCCTAAAGCATATCTATATATCGCTACTCCATTTGTTATAAAGTATTCGTTAGAAGCGGTTGGTCCAATTTGCAAATTTACTGCTGTATTTGTAAAAGAGAAATTACTTAAAGACTTAATAGACTTTGATTCCCCGTCTATATACAGATTCATGGTTGTGCCATTATAGGTTCCCGCCACATAAAAAGATCTGTCTAAATATGGCAGAGTATATTCTACTACTTCATTCTGTAATTTAAATACAATATTACCTTTTTGATAATACAGACCTATTCCATTTGTTGTATCTGCAAGTAATGGTATTAATACTGTACTTGATATTTTTGGTCTTACCCATAATGATAATGTAAAGTCATTATCTGAATTATAGGTTGTTCCAAATGCGCTACCAGATACTGCCCGTCCTTGATAATCATTTGATATTGTTACGACAATAGAACTATCTACATCTATCTTCATTCCATAAGTTTCTCCTGGAATTACTGGCAGTAGGTTAGTCTGGATGTCTCCAATATACGAGGCATTATTCCCGCAGGGGGATTCATCAATAATTGCGCTTCCAACTATTGATGAGTAATCTTCAATGTCAGCAAACAATTCAGAGTAGGTACTATAATTATTTAGTACGTCCTGATATGTTGCCACTCCTGTTCCTGTTACATTATTAGATCTTAAGAATGCTATTGGATTATCTGCAATAACAGTATCTTTATAAGACATATTAATTAGACAATCGCTGCGATTTGGTCTTGCTTTTCAGCAATTGCATCTGCTAGATCTGAGAGTCTTGCTGCATCTGGGGTAGCCTTTGCATTTTCTGCAATTACTTCTACTTCAATTGCATACATCTGATACTCAAGATTGCGCTTTGCTGCAATCTTAATTTGAGCCTTCTCATCATCTGTAAGGTGTGCGTATGTTGTCATTTTTTCCTCCTATATATTTATTATATCATTTGGCACTGATTATTCCAAAGGTTCAGCCCAAACCCCTCCTAGACTTTGCAATTCATCTAATAAAGCTAGTTTACTAGCATTGCAATCTGGCAAAACTTCGTCTAGGGAATACTTGTCTTGCAAAATTTCTGCATAATTAATATATGAATTAATTTGACCTTGTATGTTATTCAACTTATTAGTAATAAGTTCTATTTTTTCTTCATTAGTAATCATAATTTATCCTATACATATGTAGTCTCTGATGGATACCAGGCAGAAGGTTGCGAAACCTGCCCAGCGCTATTTGCAGCAGTAACTCTAGCTCTTACCCAGTTAAGCAATATGTTATTTACTAAAGGGTAATTTATTTGATAAAAAGTTTGATTTCCAACATTTGCATAATATGGCCCAGAAACATTTGATCCGCTTGAACTATTTGCGGCATAATATTCTACTGTATAACTGGTCGCACCGCTTGGAGCAGTCCAGGTAACATAACCTCCTCCTGTAACATTTACATTTGTTGGAGCTGAAGGTGCTGTTGATGCCGCTGGAGGTGTGTGGTATACAGTTTGAGAAGTTTGATGTCCAGTTACAGATGTTATTGTCAATGTAATTGTATAAGTTGTACCTTTTGCTCCAGCGCCAATATACCTGTCTGTTTGAGAAGTTCCAGAAAATGAACTTCCTTGGCTTGTTGAAGGGCTTACTGAAATAGACCAAGAACTTTGATTTGTTGCAGACCAGTTTAATGTCATAAGTGTTTGAGCAGTATCAGAAGTAGTTATATATGCGCTATTTATAACAGGGACTATAGGAGCAGATGATGTAGTAAATGTTGCATATGCAGATGTAGACTGACCCGTACTTGATGTTATAGTTACATATGGATAGTAAGTTGTACTAGCACTTAGACCACTAAGATTTACAGATGTTCCAGTTGACCCGCTAAAAGATCCTACGCCTGTAACAGTATAAGATGATTGATTAGACGAGCTCCAACTTATTGTTGCAGAATTAGATGTAATACTTGAAGCAGATGGACCAGATGTAAATGATGGATAAAGGGCATAAAAGTTTCCACTATATCCTTGTCCAGCTGAATATCTCTTATCTAATGTTATTGATCCTGAAACTCCAGTTGATTCTGCCCCTGCTGCATTTCTAGATCTTATGTTTACAGAAAAACTTCCAATACTTCCTGTTGTATGAGTATATGAAGTAGATGTAGTATTTCCCCTATATACCCCGCCAACATATACATCATAAGATGTGGCTCCTGATGCTGCATTCCAAGATATTCCTATTTTGCCGTTTGTATTGGTAGCAAATGCAGAAACGTAAAATGACTGTCCGCTTGAACCTCCAGAAACTGTTGCAGTTCTTGAAGATTGATTTAAATTTGAAACAACATGGTTGCTATTACTTGTTAAAACTTCATACGCCTGAAATGTTCCAGAAGCAACGCCCCAAGAAACATCAAAAGAAGTAGTAGATATATTGCTTACAGAAATGCTTGCAGGAGCTCCAGGAGTATCTGTAGCCTGAGACAAAGATAATCCTGTCGGAGCGCTTGGGAGAGCACTTTGTATAGTTATAGAATTAGATGATGTTGATGGTGTTGGACCTCTAGAATTTGAAACTGTAACTCTGCATGATATTAAATTTCCCACATCCGCAACTACAGTTGCATATTGATTTCCTGTCGCCCCAGATATATCAGATCCATTTCTAAGCCATTGATACGCTGTTGATGTATAAGAAAATGCTTTATCGCTAGGAAAACCCCGCCAAGATCCATCTGTTACTGTTAATTGATTTCCTTGAATTGAACTGCCACTAATTGTTGGAGATGATGTATTTACTGGATATTCTGGATACCATTGCTTCCAGCTTGATCCGTCCCAAGCCCACCCTTTAAAAGCATCTTTCCAAGCAGAACCATTCCAAATTCTTAAGTTCTTATATTCTTTCCAGACTGAGCCATCCCATATTT